CCCAACCAGCAGTATGATGTATAAAGAAACCTAATGGTTCAATTTTACCATAATCTCTCACATATTCATCAGAATCTAAATATTGACGATCGATTACTAATCCATCTTTAGTAGTATATTCTGTTTCATATACTTCGCCTTTTACTGAATCAGTATCAATTCCAATCATTTCCCATGTTTTCGATCCTACAATCCCATCTACTACCAATCCATTATCTTTTTGAAACTTCTTTACTGCAGCTTCAGTTCCGGAACCAAATATACCATCCGCGGCGATTCCTAATCCTTGTTGTAATAATTTTACATATTGGCCCGTCGTGCCTTTCTTTAATACCATAATATCCTTTTTAATAAATATCAAGCAAACCTATATAGGCAAGCCATGATATAATTTAGTTATCCAATCATCTGTTCTCATCATGTAATCTCACAAGCTCCACCTGCACAAGCCAACTCACCTGACAGATCTGTTTCATCATCTAATTCAACAATATTAGTTAAATCAATATCTTTTAGGTATGAAAATAATCTTTCATAATCTTCTTGAGTACAATCTTGGAATGGTGCTTGTTTATATGTACCTCCGTTATATGGTAATACAGATAATCCATTGTAATGTGTTTTATTATCCCACATCCATTGTCCCGCAGCATCCCATTCATGATCTCTCAATGAAATTGTAGCTGAAACATTATGTGTATTCGATCCGCCTCTATGCCCAGATCTAATCCATTCTTGAGCTACTCTTTTTACTCGTTCTAATAATTGAAATGGAGATTCTGTTCTCATAATAGCGCCTTCCGGTGCTTTTTGTGGTATTGATATTACTGCAGTATCATGAGGACTAAAATATTCATCTTCGATTAGTTCTGGATGATTCTCAGCTAAATATTTGTATATAGCTTCATTCTTACCAACTCTAATTGTTCTAATATAATAATCATTATGCCATGCATGAATACCAGATGATGTTCCTAATGTCAACGATGTTGTTCCTGCAGGTTTAACAGTTGTACATCTAGCTGATCGATTAATACCTAACAGTGCTGCTACACGTGCATTTTCTTCTTTAACTAATTTTGCTGCTTCTTTCATGTCATATCCTAACACCGTACCAGATCCTATACCAGTCATTGACACACCAATTAACGCATCTTTTTCTGTAGTACGTTGCCATACTGGACGAAGATAATGGAAGTCAGTATATGATGCTTGCAATGTTCCTATAAATGCAGCTGCCTTAACTCTATTGTTATAATCTTCTTGTGATTCGATATCAGATGCATTTACTTCACATAGATTACAAAATTGAAATGGTCTTAATGCAATTTCACAACAAGGATTTGTACCCCAATCTTTATCATTAGAAAGATATATTCCAGGTTCACCTGCACCAGATAATTCAACACGTTTCCATAAATCTAAAAAGAATTCTTTTGTAATCTTATGTCTCATTAAAACTGCTGAGTTATTGGCTCTACCTCTTTGAGGATTAGTTTCCCACCAGTTACCAGACTTACATGCAATCATATCATCATCATCAGCTGAAAACAAACTGATAAGAGCTGCTCTTCGGATACCTCCTGCCAATACTGCATCTGCGATATAACATACGATGTCATGTACTTGCAACGTTGTTAATTTAGAATCATCTGGCATTTCAGATAATATTCCTTCTATCTTGACAAGACATTCTTTCAATGGCTGAGGTCCTGGTGCTTTACCTCCGGATGTAACTAATCTAGCACCTTTTGGTCTAATATCTGAATAATCAAATCTTAATTTAGATCCGCCATTAAAATATGTTTTCATCAATGCTTTTACAGCATCTGCCCAACCTTCAATTGAATCTGCAATAACAAATCTTCTTGTTCTATTTGGATTTGGTTTTCTAATTTCTGGTAATTGTTCTACATGATGTTTTTGTACGGAATAACCTACACCAGTCCCTCCTAGCAATAGAAACATTGTTTCACTAAATGCCCGGGCATCATCTATCGGAAGATATGCACAATTATAAACTCGGTTAGGTGATATCTCAATAGGCTTACCTCCGAACTGTAATGATCTCATCGATGGTAATATCTTTTTATCATAAACATATTTGTATACATTTTCAATTTCCTTTTTAAGGGTAGGAAACTTTTTTTGATGCATTTCCTTATTTCTAGTAACTAACTCCTCCCATGTCTCTCTTCTATTCAAGTCTGGAATGTATTTTGCGTATTTCATGTATACGGTGATGTCTGATAAAATCCTATTGGAAATATTCATATTTATTACTCCTTTAATATATGGTTAAACAACAATTGTATAACTTTTTTTTTGTTACAAAATCAACTTATTTTATCAATAAATATACCCTTGATGCATGCACACCAACGGTTTTTGTAACTTTTTTATAACTTTTTATTCAAATTCGTCATTACTGATTTCTTTGAATTTACGAGCTAGCATTTGTCTAGTATACTCTGCTCCTTTATCCATTTGCTTTTGGGTATCCTTACCTTGTACAGACGTATCTGCATAAATATGAATTTGTCCATTAGATGTATTCATCTTACTTGGTAATGTTATTCCATCTGGACCGAATCTGTTTTTTATGACATGCCATCTACCGGTACCGGCTAATTTATCTGCAACTTTTCTAGATAATGAAATTACAAAATCTGCTACCATAACTTTGCCATATGACTCAGCAATTTTACTGGCATCAATAACATCTTCTTCTAATGCAGATCTATTTGCTTGAGATGCAGTCCAAACCGGTATTTCATATTCACCAGCCATACCTCTCAAGTCTTCATATATTCCTTCAAGTTCATGTCTCTTCTCTTGGCCATGGCCTCTTAACAAATCAGCATAATCTACTATGACTACATCTGGCTTTTTATCATTCATTATACATTTTTCAATATGACTACGCAATCCCATTACAGATACTGATTTAGTTGGATAATGTTTAATGATCAACTCGCCATCTATTTTTTCTAGATCTTCTTTTACTTGAGATTGATAATGCTTTAGATTTTGATTTGCGATTCCTGTTATAACAGAATCATATCGCAATCCGACATATGCCTCATTTAATTCCAATGTATAATGAAGTACTGTCATTCCTTTCTTTACAGCATTAGCACCAATATTAATCAATCCCCAAGATTTACCAATACCAGCTGGTGCAACGAATACTGCCAACTCACCTTTACCTAACCCGCCATCTGTCAATTCATTTAGAACTTCCCATGGTGTTTCTTTTGTATCTCGTACAGCATCAGTATAACGTTCTTCTATTGAAGTCATGTAGTCATGTCCAATATCTTTATCACCACCTGCTTTTAATGCATCATCAATTTTTGCTTTGATATCATCATACCGACCATTTTTCAATAAATCAACTGATGATAGTATTGCCTTTTTAATTTCCTGATTTTTACAAAAGTCCAATGCCTGTTCTTTTATAAATTGGAGATCAGTTGCCTCTGTAAATTTCCAAGCATCTTTAAGATGATCGATTATCTGTTGTTTAAGCACATCATGCTCAACTGCCTCGATCTTTACTTTCATCACTTCTAACGTCGGAGATGTCTTATACTCTTTATTATATTCAAGTATATTATCAACTATCCAATTGTTAGCTTCGCTTTCAAAATACGTTGGTAATAGTATATCAGATATTTGTTGCATGAACATTCTATCTGTCAATAAAGCTGTTATAACCTTTATCTGAAAACTGTAACCGTATGAACTTAATCTATCTGTCATACATTAAATATATAATATTTTTTTCAAAGATCAAAGAGATCTATAAGCATTTAATGGATTAAATGCCGATGTTAGCCAAGTATCCAAATCTTTTATAACGGTATACATTTTATCTACCATAAACATTTTTTTAAATGCTAACACATCCATCTTTGTTATTTCGTCTTGAGCGATATGCATTATTTTCATTTTCGCATCACCACTTATATCCACATCCTTCAATTGCATTAAATCATAATTCAATTTAATCTGATCTCCGGACTGTTCTAATATTTCATGAACTTTGTATTTTTTCTCGAGACTTGATACGTATTCTACTAATCGGTTAACTGATAATTCTGAATATTCAGTTATGATCGGTATACGTTTAATCATTGTCTTTAATCCTACTCCATTAACACCAGGAATATTATCTGACTTATCCCCTGTTATTGCACGATATAATAAATAATTTTTTGCATCTATACCAAATTCTTCTCTCATTAAATCTGGTGTATACATTTTCTTTTTAATTGGACTCCATACCGAAACTCGATCATCGACCAACTGTAAAAAATCTCTATCGGTTGATACTATGGTAACTCGATTATCTGGTTTATCGTATACCTGAGTTGTTAAATATGCAATTGCATCATCTGCTTCTATCTGATCAATTGCCATAGTTGTTACAGGTAAGCAATGCAAGTATTGAATCATACGACCATATTGCCGTTTCATACTTTCTTGTTCATCTTCTAATGACGCAAATTCCTGATATCTATTAAATGCAGTTTTATTTGCACGATTGGCTTTATAATTAGGATATAATTTTTTTCTTCTTGCAGAACCACCTTTACCATCAAAAACAATTATACACCGAGTAGGTTTATGTTGTCGTATAGTAGCTGCAATAGATCGGAGAAATCCAGTAACTCCTCCGATATGCATTCCATCATCATTCAAGGCAGGGACGGCTGAAAACACTCTAATGAATGTATTCAGACCGTCAATAATTAATAGATGGCTATTCTTATTAGACCCCTGTCCTTGTTCTCGATCCTTTTCTATCTGGCGGAATATGTCTTGATATCTGTTATTCATCATCCTTCTTCGGCAACAAATTCTTCATCTATCTCCACATCATCAATACCAAAATCTTCTCCAGGCTTATATTGCAATATATACGCGGCACAGATTTGCTGATAGATTTCATCTTTAAGACCGTCTAGTTCATCCAATTTCTTTTCAAAATCTTTTGATAAGAATTTAACTTCTGAACCATCTGTTCTTGTAAATGTATACCATGCACCTGCTGTTGATACAAGTTTATACTGCTTCATAACATTGAGCCAACCTCCAAAGTTATCAATACCTGATTCAAAATAGATATCATAATCAATAGTCTTTAATGGTGGACCCATTCTGTTTTTAACCACTTGGACTCTAGTTTTTATTCCGATGGCTTGATCAACCCCGTCCTTTTTAACTTTAATCTGCCCAACCGATTTCAATCGTAACCTTACTGAAGCATGAAATGGAATTGCTTTACCACCAGAGGTAGTATACGGATCTCCAAATGCTACTCCTAATCGAGTTCTTAACTGATTTGTAAATATCAAACAAATTTTGTTACGGCCTAACATATTGGTAAGCTTACGCATACCTTTTGATAAAATGATTGCTTTTGATGTTGCATAACCATCTTTATCAAATTCTTTTGCCATTTCAATTTTTGTTGATGCACCCATTACAGAATCAACTACAATCGTAACCAAACGATCTTTATTGGATTTTCTGATTGATTCAACTATGTTTTCAATTGCTTCAAATATATCCTCAATTGTATCCAGAGGGACATACAACATTTTTTCTAGGTCCAATCCAATTGCTTCTAAAAATTCTCTACTAACTGCATTCTCTGTATCAATATACACTGCCATTCCGCCTTTTTTCTGCGTATTGGCTAATGCATGAGCCGCTAATAAAGATTTACCTGAAGCTTCCAGGCCTGTGATTTCTGTTATACGCCCTACTGGAAAACCTCCTTCGGGTCTATTTGATATTGCAAGATCTAACATTGATGAACCTGAGCCAACCCACCCTCTTACTTCACTAGGAGCATCTGTATCGCTATCTAAAAAATACGCAGCTTTAAAACCAGTACCTTTAAATTTTTTATTCAGATTATCCGCTAATGTAGCTGCGAGCTCGTCTGCTTGTTCACTTTTTGATTTTGCCATGTTTTATAACCTTTGTTACTCGTTAAATAATGAATCAAATGCTTTGGATACATCATCTACTTTATTAACGGTAGTATCAGTACTCTCATCGGCATTGGTTTCGTTGGTTGCAGTTGCTGGTTGTTCAGCTTCTGCCTCATTTGCTTCTGGTTCCAACCATTTTTCTAAAGCATCTTTCAAATCATCATATGTTGGTTCTTTGAAGATATTAGAAAGATCTGGTTGATGTTGAGCAATTTTTTCTGCTACATTCTTGTCTTCGGTAACAGGAGTTACATTTGGCTTTACACGGATTGTTGTCTTTGGATATTGTCCAGGTCCTTCACTCGGTGTAAACTCTACAACTATATCTCTACCATTCATTGGATCTGAAAGATCGCCGTAATCTGGATCTGCATAAAATCCTAATAGCTCGGTATAAACTGTTTTACCGAATCCCCAAAATTTAACACCTTCTGATTCCTTGCCTCTTACGACTACAGGAACATAAGTTCTCATTTTTGGTTCCATCTTCTTACCTAACTTCCATTCTTCAGAGTTACCTGATGATTTTAGTTTTTCAGAAAATTCAACTACTGGATCTGCTTTACCGTTTGTAATAGGTGAAAGATAATTTTTCTTACCTAGATCATAATGAAAGTATAATTCCTGGAATGGATTTTCTTTATCAAATTGATAAGGTACGATTCTAATTGTTTGTTTACCTGGTTCAGGTTTCCATAGATTGTTTTGGCGGTTGCCGGTTGTCTGTAACTGATTAAGTTTTCTTTTGATTGCTTCTAAGTCAATTGCCATTTTTTCCCTTTGTTTTTAAAAATTAATAATTATTTGTTAATATAATAACTTTTTTTCAATGTACCAAGACATTACCGAAAAAAGTTTAAAAAAAGTTTTATTTGTTATTTGTTATTTTTTATGGTGTTACAATGTAACAAAATCATCATATACTCCTTCACTCATACCTTCTTC